GCTACCGTGGTCTTCATCTCGTTGTCTCCCATCAAATGTGACAGTAGGTCCATCATATGCAAAATGCCGGCGATTTACGCCAGCATGTTCACGATACCTTGCGCGTGCCGTCCTCGAAGTCCTCGCGGCCGTCGTAGGAGCGGTGGATCATGTGGTTGGCCGCCTTCGGGTCGCGCTCCGCCCCGCATGGGCAGTCGTCGCCGAGCTCGTGGCTCCGCAGGTCGTCCAGCGGCACCGTGTGGAAGAAGCCCCACTCGTCCGGCTCGGCCGTCGCGAGCCACCCTCCGAATGGGCCGTTGCCCTCCCTCACCTCGACCGTCACGATACGCCCCTGAACGCGTCCACCGCGCTGGACTGGGCCAGGCTGGCCAGCGTGAGCGTGTCGACGTTGGAGGTGGGCGAGTACAGGAGGTAGCGGTCGTCGGCGCAGTACGCCACCACGATCGCCCCCACCTCGCCCCTCTCGATCCGGTCGGCGATGGCCCTCAGCTCGGTCGCGGCCTCCCGCTTGACGCCGTCCGGCTTGGGCTGCTGCCCGAACTTTCCCTCTATCACTTCCATAGCTGTCCTCCAATCGGTGATCGGTCCCTGCCGAAGAGCAGCGCCTCGCCGCGCAGGGTGTTGTCCCGGTGCGTGACCGGCTCCAGGTGTGCTGGGTTGATGCACGACCTCACCCTGCAGGTGTGGTCCAGGATGAGGCCCTCGGGTATGGGCCCGATGTGCCTCTCGTACGACAGCCGGTGTGCCATCAGCTTCTCGCCCATGACGGAGAGGCGGCCGTAGTCGTTCCGGTTCAGCTCGCCGGTCCACAGCCAGCACGTACAGAACGGGACCCGCTCCGTCCTGCCGTCGAGCCTCTCCGCCACGCCCGGCAGCCTGCCGTTCAGGGCCTCCACTCTACCGGCTCCCTGCTGGTCAGCACCTGGGCCATCTCGCCGCGCAGCCTCTCCATCTCGCCCTCGCACCAGCGGGCCGTGGTGGCCTCCTGGTCGGTCTCCCAGGATAGGCGGAAGGGCAGGCCGCTCCAGACGCGCCAGACGGCCTCGTACTGGGCCGAGAGGGCGTCGACGGACGCGCGCCTCCCCCAGGCCCGCCACGCCAGGCGGCCCCACCTGGTCGGCCCACTCCACCTGGGGTGGATGCGCCAGGCGAGCCTGACGTAGAGGTCCGATGGGAAGTCCGTGCCGGTGGCCAGGCTCCAGAGGCCCATCGCGTACAGCAGCGGGACGGCCCAGGGACGGCGGTGGAAGGTGACGGTGAGGACGTCGCTGTGCACTGACACGGTGCTCATCGCGGCCCCCTGTTGCGCTGCAGGGCCTCGAACTTGCGGGCGCAGTCGATGCAGCGGCCGAGGCCGAGGGCGACCCGCTGCTCCTCCACCGGCTCCTCGCAGTCGACGCACGCGCCGGCTGGGTCCGGATCCGGCAGGATGTTGCTGGCCCTCGCCCGCTGCCTGTGTAGGTACTGGGCCTCCTCGTTCAGCGCCTCAGCCTGCTGGCCGGCGCGATCGAGGGGGTCGGTGCAGTGCTCCTGCTCGGTGCCCATGCGCTCGATCGCCATCGCTCAGCCCCTCGGTGGGATGACCTGGGCCCACGAGGCCGTGGCGCTCACGCTCACGGCATGGAGCGTCGCGGTCTCGATGGAACCCGACCAGGACATGTAGCCATTGACGGAGATGCGGACCTCGAGAGGATAGGGACCGGGCGGGCGCTCGTCGGCCAGCAGCGCGAGGACCGAGTCGACGTTGGCGAGCACGGCCTGGCGGTCGCGGGAGTGGACTGGCTGGCGGGCCACGACGTCGCTGTCGAACTTGGCCTCGATGGCGAGGCGGGCGGCGCCCTTGTCGGCGCCGGCTGCGGTGATTGAGTAGCTCACGGGGTGATCCTCCTGGTTGGACCGCCCCGGCCTGTCCGGGGCGTTCGGAAGATCATGCCCCGGAATCGTCCCCGGTGTTGCCCGCGAACTTGGCCTGCTGAGCCGCTGCCTGCTCCGCCCAGGTCTTGGCGTCGATCGGGCCGGGCACTATGAGCACTCCGGTCTGGCCCGTGTGCTCCACCTTGGCGCTCACGTTCTCTCGGTAGGTGTCCGGCTTGCGCGCCTTGAGCATGACCGTCAGGAGCTGGTCGGAGTACCGCTTGACGGTCAGGTTGCGCTGCTCGCCGGAGTTCGCGTCCTGCACCATGGTGGGCAGGCCGCGGTAGATGACCGGCTCGTCGATGCCCGTGACGGCGCGGCGGAAGGCCTCCCTCTCCAGGACGTCGGCGGACTCGTCGACCGCGGCCAGGTACAGGTCATCGAACCACTCGTCGTCGTTCCTCCACACGTGCACCGTGCCCCTCGACACCCCAGCAGCCTCGCAGCCGTCGAGCACGATGCCTCGCATGGCGAAGGCTCGCAGGAAGTGGACCTTCTTGTGCAGGGCCTGCCGGGTGTGGAGGTGCGTCACGCCCTCCAGGTCGTCCTCCGTCAGCTCCAGCTCCCTTATGGGGCCACGCACCCTCGCGGCCGCTGCCCGCTCCTTAGCGTCCATGTCCTTCTCCTATGTGTTGGTTGGGTATGTGTGCGAGTGTACGCCGCCGGAGGTGGGGCGGGATGCCAACGAGGGGGATGCTGGGTGTCCGCGCGCACGAGGCCGGACTGCGCCCCGCTCGGGAATTTTTACGCGAGTGACTCGAGGGGACCCAGGTTTTTTTTTTTTTTTCCGCGAGGAGCTTGAGGGGACCCAGGTTTTTTCCGCGAGGAGCTCGAGGGGGCCCCCTCGGGCGGTCCCGCGTTCGGCCACCGCGAGGCCAGTCCCCACCGATCAGGCATCCCTCATATACGGCACTCCATGCGAGTTTTCCCAGTCGTTCGAGTCGGCCCAGTAACCCGAGTCCCCTCATCATCTATTTTTCTCAGAAAAATCATTAGTATCTAATCCTGTATTAATTTATTTTTATAAAGGTCTAGATAAAAATAATAAATAAAAACAATAACTTACAGTATAAATCTAAGGGTCTGAACCGTCTGAACCTGGTTTTCGACTGTCGTGACCTCGGAGTCAAAATACACTGTCTAGGGCAATCTAAGGCAGTCTCGGCAACGTTCGGTTATTTCCTGGCGTAACACACAGCCTCGAGGTCCAGACGTGGCGGAAAAGCCCGAAAGCCTTGCGGCGCAAGGCTTCCATTGGCATGACCTGAGTTTTTTAGTGCTCAGGCCGTCTAGACTCCTCGTCCGTCGCGTACTCCGGCCAGTCCAGCTTGGCGTCGACCTTCGCCTCGAAGGAGGCCCTGGCCGCGCGCAGCCCCGGGATGGAGTACGCGCTCGCCCTCCCTCGGTAGTCGACCTTGATCCCGTACATGTCGTCGGGTGGCTTCACCTGGGTGTTCTTGTACGGCACCAGCTTGCTGAGGCGCATGCCGAAGGACACAGGGTCGGCTGGCCGGTACGACCTCTGCTCCTTGGCGAAGTCGAGGTAGTCGGCCCTCAACACCTCCTTGATGGCCGCCTCCGACCCGTGCCCGTCCGGTGACCAGTGACCTCCCGGCAGGATGCCGTCGATGAGCTTCATATACCACCACCTCTCGACGTCGTCCATGCTCATCACCTTCTGCTTGACGAGAGCGTCTGTCACGGGCACGTCGTTCCTCGGCGTCCACCGGCCGAGGTCCCTCGTGAGCATGTCGAACAGCATTGCCGCGAGACCACCCTCCTGGTAGAGCTGGTGGTTCAGCCTCTCGAAGAACGCGTGGTCCCCTACGCGGCTGCTGCTCACCTCGAAGACGGCGAACCGGCGCTCCTTGTCCAGGCCTGCCGGCACTACCCAGTCGCCGTTGGCCGCCATCACGATGTGGATGAGGTTCTTGCCCATCGTCGCGTCGCGGCCCTTGCCCTCGTAGGCGATGGTCGGCTCGGTGACCAGCTGCTTCAGCTTCGCCTCGCCGCTCTTGTCGCCGGCCCAGAAGGCCTCGTCGGCGAACAGCAGCACGCAGTTCTGGAGGTGTGAGTTGAACCGGCCCACGAGGTGCTCCGGCGAGCTGATGTTGAGCCCGCTGCCGCCGGCCAGGTCCGAGAGCGCACGGCCCAGGGTGCCCTTGCCGGTGCCCTTCTCGCCGCGGAAGCACATCGCGACCTCGGCCGCCCGGCCGGGGTGCTGGAACATGTAGGCCATCCAGTTGAGCACGTACTCGTAGTGGTCCTCGCGGCCATTCACCAGCACATTCCGGATGAGGTCCTGCAGCAGCGACCAGTCGCCCTTCTTCGGCTGCACCGACCAGCCGCGCCAGAGGTTGAGCCAGCCGTCGTGGTCCCGCTCGGGGTCGAACAGGACGCCCTTGTACTGCCGCCTCGTCGCGCTGCGCAGCCACATGCTGGACTTGGTGACCAGCTTGTCGCCCAGCTCCACCAGCTGGTTGCAGTAGAGGTTCTCGAAGTCCTCCTTGCTGGAGCGCTGGAAGAACGGCCGCTTCAGCACTGGGTCCATCTCCTCCGTGAATATCCTGAACTTGCCGCCCTCGAAGACCACGCAGTGCCGCTCGTTCAGCTCCTCCACGACCGTCAGCTTCGCCTCCGGCACCTCGCGCAGCCTCGCGTCGTCGACGCCGGCTCCCTCGTCCTCGTCTGGCTCCCACTCGTCGAAGTCGTCCTCCGGCTCCGTGCGGGCCACCTCGCCGCCGTGCTCCTGCACCACCTTGTGCAGGTACTTCACGGTGACGGGCCGCGAGCCGGTGGCCGTGTGCAGCGAGTCCCAGCGCCGCCCGATGATCCAGCCGTCGTCGGCGTAGTCCGGGTCCCTCGTGCACCACTCGATCCACTCCTGCCGCCCCTCGCCGGCCGTGGCGTGGTGGCACGCCATCATCAGGTTGAGCCAGTCGTCGTGCGAGGAGAAGTCCTCGGCGTCGAGCTGCTCCAGCGTCTCCGCCAGCATCGTGGGGGTCAGCTCGCCGAGGC